TTCTCCTTCTTTTTAGTTACTAATTAATCATAGCACAGGTGAATTAGCTCAATCTGATTGTCTTCATCATAATACATATCAAACCACCAGTAATTAAGGTGATTTTTTAGGTTTGTCTTGAAGGAAGGGCCCAGAATCGCTGCCACCTCGTCTACGCTCATACCGATTTTTATAACAGAGTCTTCAAAAAGCTCGTTGTTATAAAAATCAAGTGCGGCACCGCTTATTTTATTGCCCTTATAACAATATTCTCCGTTTATAAGCTCTCCGTTCTTTTTAATGACATCCCATTTTTTACCTAAATAATCATAAAAATCCTTGCAGGCTTTTTCGTCAAAAAGCATTAGAAAGCCGCCGTAATACAGTAAGTCCGTATCAACGAAAGTGTCCGTGCCACTCTCATTGATATGACTGTCTCCGTAACTTCTGTGAACAATTGGAAATTTTAAACTGATTTCCTCGCCGGATTTTTCATAATATGCCTTATATTTCCCCCACGGAAGAATCAACCTGTCATTCAGTTGATTTATAATCGTCCTATGGTTCAAATCATCATCTTCGATATGATAGTGATAAAAGTCGCAGAAGCCCAAAAGACCTATCATAGGATTTTTGTAGTCATACAAATTTAGCCATGCGCAATACGGACTTTCTCCCTTCACTCCATCCGAGCTCACTGTATAAAAATAATTTCCGTCTGTTCCAGGACAGCAAAACCCTGAAAATATGTCGTGGCGGGCGTATTCAAAAAATCCATAAGCCAGACAGTATTCCGTTTTATCTCTGTCTAAGTCATACAAATATTCGTCAGTGTAAGCAGGCTGACTCTTATTCAGAGCGACTAGGAAAAAGCAAAAAGAAATCAAAGGGAAAATAATGCCAGGAACGCAAAGAATCCAGCCTCTTTTGTTCTTCAAAGCCTTTACTATGCCGATTACAGCAAAAACAAAAGCGAGAATGCGGCTTAGTGATTCAGATAAAACCAAAATAACGATATACCCGCCGAATGCAAATGCGAATGCATTTATCAGCTTTATGACAAACGAAAGCAGGAGAAAGATAAGAGAAATCACGCCACTGCGATTTTGTTTGTTTTTTAGAATGTTCATTCCGTGTCCTCCGTGTGTTCCCCCATTGTACCACATTTCGCGCGGTCGCTACAGGGCGGGCGGGGATTACTCCGTGTCATTTTCAGTTTCAGCATAAGGGGCTTTTTCAAAAAGACATCTGATATCTTATAAAGTTTTCAAGATTTTCCTGACAGAAGGTATGACGAATAGTGTCATAGATATAACAATCTTTATTTTTGTATTCCTCTCCACTCAATTTTCACCGCCAGTCCCAGCCAGTACCTCTGCCCATTAGAACTCAGCCTCTTAAAACCTTTCTCGCTCATCCTCAAGCCCAGCCACTTCTGAGACATAACCCGCTCATTATTTTTCACACACCACTTAATGTAAGTCTCATATAAAATCCTAGTATGAAGCCGCCACTGTAAAGCTGCATCCAGCTCAAGACAGTCATTTACAAAAGTTCCAACTGCATCCATATCCATTCTATATTCCTCATTTGCCTGGCGCACCGCATCCGGCTCTTCAAGACCTTCCTTTTTCCACATCGCATATCCCTGAATCAGCCAGTTCAATATTCCAGAGTTTTCTGCAATCAATTTTTCCGTAAGCTTCTTATCTCTCTGCTCCGGCGGAATAGTTACGGTAAAAGGAATCATCTTAATACGTCTCCAAATCCCGTTATCAGCACCACGGATTTTCGGCTTATGGTTAGTCGCCATAAAAATCTTAAAAGTCGGCTTAAAAGAAAAATATTCACCGTACAAAAAACGCGCCGTCAAAGAATCTTCACCGGTAACGCTTTTAATCAAACTTTCACTCATCAGACTTCCTTGTTCCAGCTCACTTGTCGTAACAAGCCTTGAACCTTTAAGACGAGCCAGGTCGTTGCTCTGTTCTTTATTCTTCTTAGTAAAAGTTTCGATGCCCGTGCTTGTACCATAATCCCCAAAAAGCTGAAGCAGTACATTCAAAAAAGTAGACTTACCATTGGCACCAGTTCCCCATAAAATAAAAAGACACTGTTCGCTTACATCTCCGCTCAAAGAATAACCGCAGGCCTTTTGAATAAAACGAATCAGCTGCATATCCTTATCAAAAATCTGAAGAAGAAACATTTTCCAAGTCGGACAGTCCGCCGCCTTATCATAAATAAAGCAGCTTTTCTTTGTGATAAGATTTTTAATACTCGGCTCTTTTGCTTTCCCGGTTTTCAGATTAAGCGTCAGACCTTCAACATTAAAAAGATAGATATCAGTATCAAGCTCCTTTTCAATCACCTTTATAGAAGGTTGCATTTTCAAGAGCCCAACAATCGCCTGAATGCGCCGGAAGCTTTCACTTTTAATAAGATGCTTTTCAAAATCCTGCTTCATAATTCTGTCAGGAATAAAGCGCTGAATCCTGTACATCTGGTGAATAAAAATCGGAATACGTTCCTGAACAAAGCCCCTGTAATCAATCTCCCAGTTAGTTCCGTTCCACACAAGAAACTTATCCCAGGTAATACAGTAGCGGATTTTATCTTCATAAGCCCTCAAAAAATAAAGAACATTAGTAAGGTCAGTAAACTGCATTTCACCGCTTACATATTTATTAGCCTTCATTTCGCGCCCAATTTCTTCGAGGACAGTTCTTTCATTTTTTGTAAAATCTATTTCATTCATTTATAATCCCGTTCTCTTTTAAGAGCCTGTAAAACAAAATCAGCTTATACTGAAGCTGCTCATATCCATCTATAAAATTGCTCATAGTAATCGCTTTTAGGATTTCCTCAAGATGATCATTTATCAAAAGCAAAGCCTCTGGCTTTTCCGCAAAGCGTTCAAGGCTCCACCAGGCCACAAATTTATCTGCTTCCTCATTCTGCTTCATATTCGGAAAGCACTTAAACTTTTTATATATATCAACATCATCACGGATAGACACAAAAAAATCCTTTGCATCCCGCCAGCAATCCGTTGGTATATAATTTTCCGGAGTCTTAAATTTTCGTTTCATTTAGATTGCCCCCGGCTCATGAGCAAAGATTTTACAAGCCCTGCCGCAGGCTGTCCTGTCATCATCAAAAACTACTTCCGGCCAGAAGGTCCACCAGCCACTTTTATCAATATCGTTCTCATTCACCACGTCATAAAAGATAATTCCTTTTTCCTCATCCTTTACAACTGCCGGAAAGCTCACTACATTTCCATCAGGCTTTTTTGCATATATAGTTACAGACTCATAGCCTGATAAATCACAATGAGTATCAATAAGAATTCTTAACTTGCTTCTAGCCTTAAAAATATATTTCATATTTTACATTCCAAGGTAATCTCATCCGCAATCGGACAATACAAAGTCAAAACATTATTAGCTTCCCGGATTTTCCCTCGAAGCCAATCCCAAAAACTCATAAAGCTTTCAACCGCCCTGTAAAACAAGCGCGAAGCAAATGGAAGAGCATCAACAGAAAGCTCCTCTTCAAAACTCCTGAAGCTTTCACCAAACCGGCTAAGACTTTCTTCATTCTCGAAAGTATTTTCTATAACCTTGTGATAGCAGGCTTTTCTTTCTACAGTGTCAGAGCCATCCGTAGAACTAAAGCAACCACGTATAAGCAAAAGAAGCTTACCTGCAATATCCGATGCTCCAAGACTCTCAGCTTTTGTAATAATCTTCCAAAGTCTTCTGGAAGAAGAATCACTCAAGCCAAGAGTCCTTATCATAGTTCTTTTAGCCCCAAGGCTGCGACCCGAAAAAGCTCCACTTGCTCCAACATTTCCAAGTACAGACCTGGTATAAAAAATTCCATCCGGCTCATTTTCATACTGCAGGTAAATACATATTTTCCAGTCAGAAAAAATATTTCTCTGCTGGCCAATAAAATCCGGAGAAGTTACATAGGCAAGCTGCGAAGCATAATTCTGTCGTCTTGCCCTGGACCAGTAGAAGAAACACATAGTTGTATTGGCATCTTCAATTTCTCCTGTAGCAACATAGCCGAAGATATCTGAATAAAGTCCAAAGAATATTCTTTCACCTTCAACAAGCTTTCTTTTAAGCGTTACATTAAAAGCTTTCCAGCCATTAGATTGACCTGTAAGTGAAGTTTCATAGAAAGAAGCATTAAGACATTCTGTAAGATTCCAGTTTGCGTCAGCTGCAAAGACAAGAGGAATAAACGGTCTGTAAGGATCGCCGTACATATAATCCCAGAACCATTCAGATGTCGGAGCATGATAATAGTAGTTTATAGTTACAGTTGTTGAATTAGAGTTCTTCGGACAGATTGCCCTGTAGCCAAAAACATCCTGCTCATCAACAAGTTCACCTTCTAAATCTTCATATTCATCATCATCAATTTCAACTTCATACCAAGTCAGAATATCCTGCGGAGCTCCATTGTTGCCAACAATCGAATTACTCATATCAAGAACCGCTTACAGTAATCTGCCAGTCAATCTGAAGGCTGTCTGCAGAAGTAACGTTTACAGACGGAGTAATCTGAGCATAAGCCAGACATTTAGCAGCAGCCGTATTTCCGTTCATTAAAGCAACCTCGTTAATTCCGTTTGCGTTCAAATCACCGGCCGCAAAACTCGCGCGATATAAAACTACGTTGCCGTTTGTTGCTCCAAAACTTCCCTTGATTTTAGGAAAGCCGGTATCAAGCTTTTTATAAGTTCCGGTTACAGTGTTTACAGTCGTATTGCTTTTAGGAGTAGAACCAGTCCAGCCGGTTCCCACAAGCATATAACCGTTTGTAGCATCCACCTTGTTCTGTGTCGGATTACTAATCATCAGGTCAGCAATCAGGTTATCGCCGATTGTAGTAATCGTGTTGTGATGCTTTGTAATCATTGGCCGCTCTTTCATTCTAAAGAGCGAACGCCAAAAGCCATTCTTATAATATTTAACGTGTCCGTTACAATCGCGAACTGTAACAGTCACTAATCCCTTAAACTTTCCTTTACTTGTTATCATATATCCCCCGTGTCATGCCGAACCTATTTCAGCATTGTCACCCTGAACTTGTTTCAGGGTCTATTTACACAATCCACTCACCAAACCAAACACCAGCGAAGTAATAATCACGCCGCCAGTACCGCCAATCAAAGCTCCATAAAAAAACTGATTCTGTTTTTTCTGTGCAGCTTCCTTCAATTTTTTATTCTCCGCCTCAAGTGCAAGCTTTGCCGCTTCCAGCTGGTCAGCTCTCTCTTTCTCAAAAGCAAGCTCACCACCAACTTCCAGTAAAGCAGCCTTAACAGCCTCCTGAGCCGTTCTCTCAATTTCTTCCTCTGCAATTTCCATAACTTCCTCAATTGTCAGTTCGCTTGCAGCGTCGCCGGAATCTTTCTTTTCCGTCGGCAATGGTGTCGCAGACTGAGCCATAAGATTCTGCAACAGTACGAGCATCAGCACGCTCAATACGAGCAATCGCTTCCTCACGCTTAGCAGCTGCCTTCTTATTGATTTCATCCGAATCGTCCTCCCGCACGTCGTCATGCCGAACTTGTTTCGGCATCTCCTTTACAAAAAGAACTGTGAATATGGCAACAAACACAGCACCCAGCCAGACAAAAATTTTCTTAATCACTTCCCAAATTTTCTTCATCCGTCTCCTTCTTAGAAATCTTGAAGTCCTTAAACTTCTGAACCTCACGTCCAGCAATCACAGCCATAGTCACGGTAAGCCATTCAGCTCCTCCAATAACTCCAAAGCATTTAAGTACTGTCGCAATTACGAAGATGACAAACTTCACACTAAGCAGTTTTTCAATCAATCTTTGAAAACGAAAACTTATCATCAGCGAGCCTCATTCATTGCAGTACGTATCTGCTCAAATTCATAATCCGGCCCAAACAAATCCACGTTCTCATCACTTGCTTTCTGCAAAGCTTCCCGGTCCAGACCACGCACAATAATTCTGTAATCATTGGCGTTGTACCAGGGCTTCATGTCAGAAAGAGAACGAAGCTCAGACACAGGCTCAACACAGTTCAGAACAACATCACGGCCGCACAATCCGGCCACATGGCAGACTTCATTTTCCTTGTACAATCTCGAACCAAGTTTTCTGTCATAAAGCGTAACGAAGAACGCCGCCTGTATATCATCCTTGTCCGGATTCTTCTTTGTGAAATATTTTTTGAACAATGCATCAGCTGTAACACGGATGCTACAGCCGGTAGCAAGTAAAAGTGCCAGGCACACAGAACCCGAACAATCACTTCGCAAAAGATTTTCTTTACCGCTCTCATATTTCAGAAACTGCATGCGTCCAAGAAAGTAGCGGTACTTTTCAGACTCACTAAGACCTTCAACAATTTCTTTTTCCGCTTCCAGCATCAGCCGGAACCTCAAATCAGTTTTGTCACCCATTCTTAAATCCCCTTAATAATCAGAGTTATCAAAGTAATTCCCACATTAAAGCAGGAAATTACACAGGCAATTACAGCCATAGTCTTTCCGGCTTTTCCGTTGTCACTTTTAATATGCTCTTCAAGTCTGCGAGCTGTAGCACAAACCTGTGGATTAAACTGACAGGCTGTACTGCGAGAATCCAACGAGTCTATTTTTTTCTCAACAGTCTTTTTGAATTCTTTCATCTCAGACCTGAAACCGCTAAGCTCAACTTTCAGTCCGTTTATAGATTCAATAAGACTTCGAGTTTCGCTTTCCTTTTTCTTTTCTTCCATGTTCCTCCCTTAAATCCTCGTTACCCATAGTTCTGTACTAAAACAGTTCTCCTTTTTGTATCTGAATGTAAGTTCATCAATACGAACTTTCTTAAATCCACTTTGAGCATTAAGTCTGATATCCATAAATCCACCAACACGTGCATGAATCAGAGGTAAAAAGGTTGTAAGATAATATCCGCCTTTGCAGTTAATAGATTCTTTTAGTAAATCCTTAGCGCGCCTCTGGCAGAAAGGTTCACCCTCATACAAATCATCAGAAAAAAACTTAGAAGTAACGTTTTTAACAATCTGCCCGTGCGCAATAATCTCATCATCATCTTTCACAAATACGCTGTAGTTGGTTTCAGAAATAATTGCCCGTCCTGTAATAGAAGCTTTACGAAGTCCAATCAGTTTTCCGTCACGCCCCAGCTGCACAATTGCACGGTCCTTAAAAGTTCTAGTGTCGTACTGAATCACAACAGGCTTTTCTTCGCCGGTAACTTCCATTGCCTCAATAAAGTCTTCTTCAGAATCAAGCTCGTCTGCATAAACAACGTTTCGAGTTTTTCCTTCCTCGTTCTTTGCTGTATAGAGTGCCTCGTAGTCGTTGTCTTTTATGATGGCTCTGTTGTCATCTGTAAACGGATAGTATGGCTGCATATCCTCGTCATACCACACAGGCGCATCAGAATAAGACCAGAGCTCTTGTCGTTCAGTCTGAACATAACGAGTGTATTTGAGTCTAACGTTATTTGCGTATTTATCATTGTTATTAAAAAATCTGTAATGAGTGATTTCGTTTTCAGTTAAACAAAAGCCACTGTCATCATTAAATTCTTTTTCACCATCATAAGGACTTTCGATAAAGCTAATAGTCAAATCTTTACCACATTCCACAACAGCGTCATAAGCTTTAGCCAGAGCACAAAGCTCTTTCCACGCAGAGCCTGCAATCACAACATAAGGAACATCAAACAAAAGCGTTCCACAGTTTATTTCTGCAGGTCCAATACCGCCGCGAGCTGCAATGATATGAACAAGAGATTCATGCGGATCCAGTTTTCCGCACACACAGGCATGAACAACCACCTGGGCATCAGTCCAGTTTCTCTGCAGCTTCGTATCATCAAGCTTCTTACTCAAATCCACTAATTTTATTTTGCAGGTCTTATTAGAAAATCCAGTTTCCTGAATCTGAAATCCGTCATCATCCACAAACATATGAAAGCGGAAAAAAGTATTAGTCCGCTCACCAAAGCAATACCAGATCTGAACACCAAGCCCCGGTACAAGCTCTTCATTTCTTTCAAAGTCATATTCCCCAGAAGTGTTATCCAAAAGCAGTTCACCAAGATTAATAATTCCGCCATCTTCGCTTTTATAAGAAGTCATCACACAATCAAGAACATCACGGTCGCAGATATAAACATCACCACCAGCAAGTTCAAAAACAACTCTTACAAACGGGCGGCTTTCTGTATCGCGAATCTTACTCTCAACTTCAGGCGGTAACTCATAAAATCTCATAGCACCACCTGTATGTTCTGTTTTTGATTACGAATATTAAAAACAACTGCGCCAGTTACTTCAAACTTCTGAAAACACAAAACCGTATCAGCGCAGTTTATGTCCGCCATATCATCAAGAGGCTTCAAATCGTAGAGATCCAGCCATATGCCTAATCGCTGGTCTAAAGTTATAGAAAGTTTTTCGATTTTATTCTGTGTCGGGTAATGTTCAGTATTTAATGGAAAATATAATGTGATTTGGTATTTTACTTTTTCAGTAAACTTACCTGTAAGCTCAAAACGGTAAACAAGAGGCAGCTTTTTCAAGTCCATAATCACAGAGTGACCGTCAAAATAAAAAGTCCGGCTCTCATTCCACGGCAAAGAGGGTGTAGTAATATTCCAACCTGATGTATAGGAATCCTCAGTCTCTTTTACATCAAGACGAAAATAAAGCGGCTCCCCATTTTCCCCACGAAGCTCAAACTCTTTAACCGTTACATTTTTATAAATCAGCTTTTCACAAACGCGATCTACAAGAATATCAAACTTGTCGTCTGAATAAAAAAGCAAAAGGAACAGAGCAAGAATATTATTATATTCCAGACGAGTAACCACACAGCCAGTAATTGACTTGCCGGTTTCTACGATTTTCTCTCTGTTCCTTATGCCAATCACTCCAGGCAGAGCGTAGCCTTTCGACGCTTGTCGTACAGTTTCCTCGCTGTAAGGTAGTGGATAATATTCGCCGTCTTTTGCTATCGTCAGTGTGCAGTCTCTGCCTTGAACTTTCATAGTTCAACTATATGCCACACTCGCGTTTCCTATGGGATAATTTTTGTTAGCATTTAGGAAACGTTAAAAAAGAAAAGCCGCAAGAATTAAACCTGCGGCTTAAACTAGATTCTGCATAGATTATTTTTCTAACAACGAAACTTCTTTTCTATTCTGCCTTTCTTTTATTTTTACTCAGGTGATATTTTATCCAGCATGTATCGCTTTAACATAAATGTACAGAAATATGGGAAGGTATAAAATTTTCCGTTAAAGCCGATGTTCTTTGCGCAAAGCTTTATTCCGTAATGAATGTCAGAATATTTATCTTTTTCAATAAGATTTCTAAGAGAAGCTGTTGCACTGTCTTGAGCCTTTACTTCTACAGGAACAAGAGAATCTGCATCGCGGATGAAAAAGTCCATTTCTACAGTAGCTTTCTCATTCTTGTAGTAGAACAATTCATACCCTTGTTTTACAAGCATATCGCCAACAATATTTTCGTAAATTGCACCTTTATAGGCATTGAAGTTTTTATTTTGTCTTAAATCCACCTGAGCTTCTTCATCCAGAGAAGCAATTAAAAGTCCAGTATCGCGGTAATAGATTTTATATTCTGTCGGATTATAGTTTCCTTTAAGCGGCAGCTCCGGGAGATCAAGGTTGTAACACACATTTATAATCCCTGCATCCTTAAGCCAGTCCACAGTTCCAATGTATTCTCTATTTCTAGCCCCTGTTGCTATTTTTGTAATCTGATAGCGTTTATTTTCCTTTGCAAGAAAAACTGGAATATGAGTGTAGACATTTTTGATTTTAGCTTTGTCCAGACCTTTTGCATATTTCAAGATATCCTCTTCATACGCTTTTTGAATCTGTACCTGTTCATCAAGAATACCAGAAAAATTATTCTGCTCTATAAACTTGTTCACAACCCGAGGCATTCCGCCTGTAATCATGTATTCCTTAAAACAGTTCATCCACACATCAAATTCATTTTCAGAAAATGGTTCAATGTTTTTCATGTGAGAATAAATGCTTTCTATCTGTTCCTGCGAATAACCTTTTGCCCAAAGAAATTCCTCAAAATCCAGAGAATGCATTTCATAATCTTCTTTGTAACCTACGCTCACAGAAGTAATTTCTTCATAGTTTATTCCAAGAAGAGAGCCGGAACAGATGACATCATAGCGCCCGTCAATTTTAAAAAACTTAAGGCAGGTTGCACAGTCCGGGCAGGCCTGAAGTTCATCAAAAAGAATGAGAGTTTCGTGCGGTACAAATTTAAATGCAGGATTTATGAATGATATTTCCTTAATTACATTTTCCGGTGAATATCCCGAAGAAAAAATCTTTGTATATTGCGGTTCATCAATAAAGTTGATTTCTACAAAGTTCTTATAGCTTTCTGCAAAATGCTCGATAGAAGATGTTTTACCTATCTGACGTGCACCTTTTATAATAAGTGGGATTCTATCTGGATTCTTCTTCCAATTAATAAGATAATCGTCTATTTTTCTTCTTAGCTTATATTCCATAATTCTATGCTAGCACTTCTTTTCACATTTTTCCATAGTTTTTATCCTTAAAAATCACATTTTTCCATCTATTACTAACTTATTTATCACATTTTTCCAATTACTTTTAATCAAGTTATCACATTTTTCTACTTTTCTCTAACTTCAATAAAAAAATGATTTTTCTCAAAATCACACATATAGTAGGAGTATTGAGTTTCTTCTTCATCAAACATCATTTGCATTGCTTCCAGATACCGCCAGAACCTTATAGTTTTTTCTTTTCTTTGTTCCTTTAATTTCAGCTCAAAATCAAGTTCAAATACTAATTGAGAAATTATCCTGTCCTTCTGAGATTGTTTTCCTTTAAGGCTTTCAAACTTAAAGCATGGCTCTTTTATACATTCCTCATGGACAGATTTGTTTTCCAGTTTTTTAAGGATTATTCCGTCATTATGTTTTATGTTTACCTTTTCAATATAATCAGGTAACTTCTGAATCAACAGCTTTTCCAGTTCTATAAAAATATATTCAAAACTTATAATCATAAACTTTTCCTTCTATATAAATTGATTACAGTCTGAATATCTGAAGGTATTTCAAACGGTGTGTTTTCAGGAATGTTCTGCAGTTTCAAAAACTCTTTCTTTTTCAGAATGAATAGTTTGATTATTGCCTCTTTCAAATCAGCAGGAAAAGTAGTTTCAAGAAATCCTGCATTGTAATTAAGAAAAACAACATGACCTTCAAGTTTTGGATCAATAAATAGAATTCGCCGTCCATCAATTACACAATTAGGAACTCGAGGCTTTGTTGACATATCAATGATATTAATCATTTCAGAAATGTTTTCATGGTCTGTAAATACCTGACAGTCTTTTACGGTTTGAAGTTCATTGTAATTTTTGTCATCAAGCTGGTAGCCAAGTAAGCTTTCTACAAATGAAAGTGTTGCATTAAAAATAAGAATATCTGTATCTATTTCTTCAGCATTAAGCTCTAATATTTTCTGGAGTTCTTCAAATGAGAATGGTTTCATATGTGCCTCGCAAATGGGAAAGCGGGGCAAATGCCAGTATAACCTCCGTTCAGTCAAATACAAGGCCAAGCCGCTGTCGCGGTGCTACGCAGCCTTGCATTTGACTTCACTTCGGTTGGGTATTTTTCGCCCCCGCTTTCCAAAGCCAAAAATAGTTTTTGTCTTTGGAAGTCAGTTAGTCAGTCACGCTTTCTGCGATAACTTATTCATCAGCGGTCGAAAGGATGACCATATTCTTCTTAGGTCTTGTTACCAGGAAGCCGTCTCGCTTACGGAAGCGCATAAAGAGCTCGCCGTATTCCAAGCTTTCTGTTGTTTCATCAAATCTCTTGATTTCAATTCCCTTGCGGTTACCGTGGATGATTCTCTTTGGATTCATAAAGATTGCAAAAGGTGTATCAGCTTCGATATCGGCAAACTGAGGAAGAAGACGGCTTTCTATTACGTCATATCCATCAAGTCTTCCTGGCATTCCTTCCCAAGGTTTTCTCCAGATTGGATTGTTATTGTCGTCTTTGATGTTGGTAATGTGGTTGAGAACGGTCTCATTCATAAACCACTTGCAATATTTTCTTTCTTCCGGTTCAACTTTAAGCTCGGCAGCTCTGAAGTCGAGATATGAAAGCTGAGAAATCTGAGCGCTTGAAGTTGCGTGTTTTTCTGCATGAGCCATATTCATTGCACCCTTGAACGGGTCGTTGTCAGCAACAAGACACTGGCGGTCAAACTCCTGTCCGTAGGCTTCGGTGAAGTCTTCCAGGAACATCTTGCCCAAATCAACGAATACATCTTCTCCGAACTCGTCAAAGAATGGTACGTAGCCAGCAAGAGTATAAGCTTTGAGCTCTGTTCTTGTTGGCATGTTTGATTTTGTAGCATCGATTTTCTGACCGTAACTTGTGAGCCATTTGAGCTCGATGCCGCCGCGGTCTCTTTCTGGGATGAAGATAGATGGTCCGCTCATTGGTCTGTGAGTTACGAGATTCATCATCATTGACTGCTTTGCAGCTTCCTGCATAATGGTCTCTTCATAAATCGGATTGATAAGATACTGGTCGTTGTTGGCAAGGTTTCCGATTGGTTCACCAAGTACAGCTTTTGAAGGAACAAAGCCTTTGCCGGTCTCCCAAGAAAAGTCTTTTGGATTGTTCCATTTTTCAGCTCTGATATTTGGACAAAACTTGAGCTCTCCCAAAGTCTGCTCATCTTTGTTCCAGGCAGCACACAAAGCTTTACCGAGATTGTAGCAGACATCTCTATAAGTCAAAGGCTTCATTTCTGTGTCTGCCTTGCGCATAAGATTGCGAAGCTCTTTTACGGCATCCTTAATGCCTTCAAGCTCGCTTGTTGTTGCAGTAGTCTGACTGTCAGCAGCCTTTAAGATTCCGGCAATGATTTCTTCGTTTTCATTGAAATACTTTGAAATCTGCTCTGGTGTTGCAGCTTCTGTCGGAACAAGAGTTTTCATATTCTCTAATTTCTGCTGCAGTGATACAATTACTTCGTTCAAGGTGAACCTCCTATGTTCTTACTTGAATATGAGTAAGGCCGCCCGGCAGGCGGCCGGTGATAGATGGAAGAGCGTTAAAAAAAATTGCGAAAGCAATTTTTTAGCTCATCCACCTTTACACTGTTAAGCTCGTGCCAAGCCCATACTTAACTTGTCATAAAACGAAAGTTCCTCAGGTTCCTGAATTACTTCCGTAATCTCCAGTCTTTTTTCTCCGTTCCTTGCGAAAGGATTTGCCGGAACACAACAGATACTAAATTCAAGCAGTTCCTGTTTTCTGAAAATCAGATCGCACTCGCGGTCCTTCGCTTCTAAGAATTCAACTTCCTCAGCAATGAATCCCACAGAGCCGCAGCGAAGAGCACCACACTTTACACGCTGCCCAATGCTCCAGCCAAACTCGTCAAACTCCTTATCATTGAAAACAATGTCACCTTCGAGCACAGTTTCCGCTTTCACATTTTCTGCATAACCGATTGCAGGAATTGTGTAATCATGGCTCCAGAGGATTACAGGATTCGCAAGATAGTTCTTCAAGTTCCATCCTTTAGGGTCTACCTTTTCAAAGTCACGGTCTGTGTCGAAAGTAGACATTACCCAGTGGAAAGAATCTTTTTGCATATCAATACTTTTAAAGACTTCCACCTGTGGCGAAACCTTTCCAGAATGTGTGTTTTCTTTAAGGAACTTCAAAAGCTTTTCACGGCATCCAAGTTCCTTGTTTTCCACGCCGTCAATTTTTACAATCATTCCAGCTCCTTATTCCAAGCTCTTCAAAACGTTTATTCAGAAGAGCAAAATCTGCATCTCCCTTCCAACCGATTTTCTTCTTAAGCCAGTGAACATGATTTCTCACACCACCATCAGAAATTCCTGTAAGTCTACTGACTTCCTTTTTCGTATATCCTTTACCAAGATATACAGCCACTTTGAATTCAGAAGGCGTAATCTCATTCACACCTTTTCTCTCTGAACTCAAATCCAAATGCCCGGTTGAATCCTTCATTTCATCCGGGTAGTATTTATCACCTCTAGCAATCTTCTTAAGCTTTTCAACAAAGCTCTTTTCATTCTCAATGTGGCAGATATACCCATCCACATCCAGGTCGTATAGTCTGGAACCAAAATCTCTGTTGCAGTCTCCCTGGTCACAAAAAACAATCTTTATCCTGCTGTTCATAATCTTTAAGTAAAGCAAAATAAACACCAGAATATAGCTCAAAAAGAAGCGGTCAAAAATCAGAATCACCTGGTCATCTTCTCTTTGCAAATGAAAGAAAAGTTCCAAATCATTTGAGCCGTCAATAAGCTGTGCTTCAGGCATTGCCTTTATGACACATTCCATTGTGATTTTTTTTGTAAACTCATCAGTCATACTGATTATTGCTTTAGACATGTATTCCTCTAATTTTTACACCGAATCAATTGCCGTTAAGGAAGCAGGCTTATACCAGCTGTCGCCCCAAGGTTTTTCTTTTTCTCCCCGTTGTCTTAGAACATCATTAATTGTTTTAAGTCCGGCATTGATTTCTGCGATATCCCTGTTACTCTGGGCATCCTCAGATTCTTGCAGCTCAGGAATATTATTCAGATTAAATTCACCAGTCTCAGAAAGGTTGAATCTACGGAAAAACTGCACTTCAAGAATCTGTTCATAATTCTTGAGCAGTGGTATCAGAGTAAAGTTCCAGAAAGCTCGGTGCTGGGAGTCTGTATCCGTGCCACTCAAGGAACTCTTGGAATCCTGAATATTTGCAACTCTCGGCGGGATGCCGAACTTCGCTAACAGTGTATAGAGGTTCCACTTTTTCATATCATAAAGTTTCAGAACGTCTGGACTAAAGGTGAGAGGCTGGTATTCTGTCCCTTTACCAAGTACAGCCACACGGTTTTTCATACCATGACCGTATTTAGAGTCCCATGTTCGAGCGAGAATTTCAGCTTCAGCCTCAGTAAGAATTTGATCTGTTTTTAAAAGCCCCTTTGGAATACCACCTTCTTTTAAAAGTCCTGAATTCTGTTTAGCGGCCAGCAAATCCTGTTCAACTTCAAGACCCAAGCTTACCAAAGGGCTTACGCCGCGAAATTCATTCCAGGGATTCCAATCCTTAAAATGAATTATCTCGTCGGGCAGAATGATAAACGGTTTCCCGCTTCCTCCTTCTGTATATACCCATTTGATAATCTTTCCGCCTTCAACTACATGCTGCATGTTCCTTGGATTTAAAATGTAAATCTCAGTAGGAACGCCGCAGCAGTAGTCCTCGCCGAACCACCAGAACGCCTCACCATCGAGGCTCCACCAGGCACAAGTTTGTTTCCAAAGGTCAAACCGGCACATATCCTTGTTAGGATAGTTAAATAATTTAGCCAGCTTTGAATCTATTTCTGTTTTTCCGTTTTTCTTGATTTCGAATTGAGCACGCGCAACATTACGGGTAAGAATATCGATACATACCGAAACCCACGCGTGCTGTAAATATGGGTCAGTACAAGTCTTTTTTTCATGAACAGAAAAATCATCAGCAACAGTCTCGTTGTTAATTTCATTAAAACTTCTGAGCTTTTTCTGCTGTCGTTTTTTACTAAAATTAAATATACTCATATTTAATATCGGCATTTTGACGAGTATTTGCCATTCACCCCATAACTACACCACTTGTAGCTGCACTAAAGATTGCGTAACGCATAGCGTCCATGTAGTGGTCATTTACTTTCACAATCTGATTATTCTCATCTCTCGAATAATCCCAAATCTCCCCAAGAACGCCGGTACAATCTTTACATACAAAAAACTGTCCGCGTTCTATTTTTGCTATGATGTAATCAATTCCTGCATCAACAGAATTATTTGCTTTCACGCCGCCAGGGACCTCTTGTATTCGCTCGCCACCAGCCGGGTCACAGTAGGTAACAAAGCAATCGTCATACCAGTGTTTTGCCTGCTGGTTTTCAACACTGGTTTTTGTCGTAATGTTAAAGCCGCCAAAATCAGAAACTACATAGACAGTTTCTCCAACCCAGCCAACCTTAACTGCCGCAATATGAAGTCCAAAGTCCTGTCCGCCTGTAAAGCGGTCAAACTTTTTCGGAAGCTTATTGCGAGGAAGAATCATGGATTCTTCAAACTTCTCATAAACAGAACCTTCCGGCTTTACCCAAAGACCGTCACGGAACCTTGCACGCTGTTTTTCCGGCATGTTATCCAGAATATCTGTGATGTAATCTTCATCAAGGTTTTCAGCGTTATCCATCGGATTCAAAACAGCAGAGGCATAAAGCTCCGGCTTATTCAGTTTTTCATCCGTCCGAGGTTCAATCTTCCTGATAAAAACTTTGTACGCCCAATGCATAGGCGAACACGGGTTGCAGTCATAAAAGAACTTATTCTTGCAGCCTTCAACTTTCATCGCTAATCGCGAGTAAGCTGTCGTTATCGCAGAGTAGGAAATCTGGCTTACTTCGTTGAAATAGATAGTCACATACTCATGTCCAAGAATACGGTCTACCTGTTCCTTATCTCCTAAGCCGCCAATCCAAATCTCTGAGCCGTTCCACAACGTAATCAATCCGTCGTGTACATTGGCTTTATAGTTTGAAGCTCCAATCGTCTTGTTCAGCCACGGAATTAAAGTTTCGTGAAGAACAGAACTTCGGGCATCTTTCGCACGAAAGCGGCAGATCAGATGTCTGCTTCCTGGATAACGGCACGCACGGAATATTACAGCCATTACAAGAACCGTTGTTTTTCCAGAACGTGAACCACCAAAAAGCAGAATGTGTTTTGCTCCAGAGCTTAAAAGTTCCAGAGCCTTTTTCTGTACCGCTGTCGGCTTAAAGAGCTCTCGCATTTGCCCACCATCGAAGAGCCGTTAAAAAAAATGCATCGCATTTTTTAGGCTCATCCCTCGTTCTGGCTCGGAACAGCTATGCTGTTCCGCTACAGTCCTTGAAAAGAATCAGCAAAGGTTATAGCTAATTCTCCCTGTACCGGCTTTGCGTTTTCCTTGTCCGCTCCGGATATGAACGAATCAAGCTTTGCAGAACGTTCAAGCAAATCCATAGCTCCGTCTGCGTTTAAATCATCCGGCTTCAATGTCTTAATGCGCTTAGCAACAAGTTCATCAAAGCCGTTCAACATTTCCATCTGGCGTTTACGTCTTTCAATTCGTTCAGCTAAAATCTCCTTCTCAGTTTCTTTTGCAATATATTCGTCATAAGCAGACGCGCGGTTTTTCCAGTCAAACAATCTGGCATATCTCGACCAGGTTCCATACTTGTTAGCCTCAATCCCATTCAGCTCCATACAAGCCTTAATGCTCCGCTTATAACCCATAGAGCGAAAAAGACAGAAAGCTTTGAACGCCTTAGAAGATTCGCCGTCTAACCGTTTCTCCCAAACATTCAAAACTTCCGTCTTAGCAAGTTCACTGTTTGCGGTCTTAACAGTGTCCTTATCTCCCACCTGTATCACCTCCTGTGTAAGACCGCCGGTCAGAGCGGCCGTTGTTCTATAGCAAAGCGTTAAAAAAAATTGCGATGCAGCAATTTTTTAGCTTTACCTTTTCCTCCCACTCATTTCTCAACCAAACTAACAGTTTGTCTCTTGGCCAAATGCTCACAAAAACTTTTTGTAATCTTCACCGGCTGTCCTCTAAACATCGTAATCGTCACAACAATATCGCCGTGAGCCTGTTCAAAAGCCATCTTTTTCAAATAGCTCTGAGCCTCATTCACAGCAGCATTAATCTCATTTTCAAATCTGTCATTTTTCATAATCACGCTCCTGAAAATTCTTCAGCAGGTTTACAAACAACCATTGCTCCAAGCCATTCATACAAATCACTTTTGCGGAAAATAATATGCCGCCCATAATTCACGTGAGGTATCTTCTTCTCCTTGCAAAGCTTGTAAATATACGTCGTACTAAACTTCAAGTACGCAGCAGCTTCTTCAACCGAAAGCAGTTCCATATTTTTTTCATCATCAGTCATAAAAGCCTCTTTTTCGTGTTAAATAAAAAAGCCATAACGTTTTTATTTCCGTTATGGCTCAATAATAAATCCTGTCTGCGTTTCCTATGTGCTAATTATTTATAGCATTTTGCAAACAAACGTTACCAAATAGGTAACATTTATAAAAACAGACCCTCACCCCTGTAGGGTGGAGCATCACCCGTTAGGGGTGGGGGTCGGCTTTTTTTGGGGAAAAATTATTTCAGATTTTTTTTCAGAATCGATTTCAGTAACGATTTCAGTAAAAAATTTTTAACTCAAAACCAGTCAATTCTAGTCAAAAGAAATCAGTTGCATAAATCATTAAAATGTAATAAAATACCCATAAATTAAAGAAGCGGAATGCATGTGGTTACATGTATCAAGCATGAGATTGTAGCTCAGCTGGATTAGAGCATCACCCTGCGGAGGTGAGGGTCGCACGTTCGAATCGTGTCAGTCTCAAACAGAGGAAACCCGTAGATTTCTACGGGTTTTTTTATCTTAACATGAATTTCTGAGAGTTCTGTATACGATTCGAAACGGAGTGAGCGGCATAAAAATTGCGAGCAGTGGCGCAGCAATTTTTTATGTAAATTGCCATGGATGGCAATTTAGCGAACGCAGGCGCCGCAGAGGGAGCCACCATGGAAGGGGGCGACCGTCGCGGCGAATCGTGTCAGTCTCAAACAGAGGTCTGTCAAACGGCAGACCTTTTTTATTTAACTTCAGTTTTTAAGTTTGCTTGACTTTAGAAATATCTGCTAATATAATGGTGGTTAATTTAATGACCATTAAATTAACCACCAT